AAGGCACGCCATCGATATATAGTACATTATCAAGTATATCTAATTCCTCTTCATTCATCTTCATTCTCCTATCACTTCGTTCAAGTCGTTTATTTTATTCACTCCTATTTATCATCAAAGTAATCATAAATCTCAGGAACTTTAGGGTAGTTTTCTACCTTAGCTAAGAATCTAGGTCCAGTTGAATAGGCAAATACCTTAACATCTGGGAAGCAATGCTGCTTGTAGATACAATAACTACACGCCATAGCTAACTTCATGTTCCCTGACTTACCTTCTGGTACTAAATCGTAGCATTGTTCTGGTATGTTATCATCTTTAACCATACACTTAAGGTAATCAATTCTCTCAGTAATAGGGTCATCATACTTGAAGTTCTCAAAGTGAGTACAAAGATGTCCTGCTGCTTTATCAATAACTAACCAACCACCTTCTTCGTGTCCTAAGGATTCAGCATACCCTCTTAACTGGTCGATATAACCAAAGGGGTCATCATTACGTATGTTCCCTTCTTTGAACTTCTTAAATCCAAAGCTAGATGCAGTCTTAACATCAATTAACATACCATCAATGACACAATCCATAGAACCTTTGATACCATTTACCTCAGCCTTATGTTGTTGGTGAGTAACCTCGTGTCCAGACAGAGCAGCTAATGCTAGTACAAGCTCTTCAGTCGCATGACCATATAAGAACTTCATTAAGGTAGCTGGTGTCATAGACTCAGCTTTATAGTTCCTATGTCTATACCAAAGGTATCTATCTTGCTTACCGATACTACTCATTCGTAAAGCATTACTCTCTTCATGCTTCGTAAGTACTTGATTCTTAAGGATATTCTTCATTGCCTCACCAAAGTTATCCACAATCTTATCCACATCTACACCTTCGGCTGCTTCGTTCTTTACTAACACCTCATAGATGTCATCTACTAAATCTTCAATCTTCTTCATAACTACTCCTAGTGAGTCTCAGCCCACGTATCTCCTACTTTAAATTCAGCATCAAGGGGACAGTTCATCTCATAGTATGTACCTGCCTCAATCATACTCCCTACTGCCAAGCTTCCGAATAGACCAGCTTGTTCTTCTTTTACTTCTGTTTGAATCTCATCGTGAATATTACCCACGAACTTATAATCAATATTGTAACTCTTAGCATACCCATCCAGTATTACTAAGGCTCTCTTCATTACTATCGCACCTGCTGATTGTAGTAATGTATTCAGAGCTGCATGTGGACTTCTGATGTTTAACTTCCTATCATCTAATCCTTTAATTGTGCCTTGTTCAGACAACTTAGTAACTCTGTCTCGTAAATCTTTAAGTGCTGGCGTATTAGCAAGGAAGTCTTTCTTAAGTCGTTTACCATCGCTACTTGTTCCTCCGACAATGTCACCGATTTTCCCATCCCCAGCTCCGTACAAGAAAGCATAGATGAAAGTCTTTGCCTGATTTCTTGATTCAAGTCCTGCAGCCATTTGATTTGCTGTGTGTATATCTCCATCTACAACCTCCTTAGTGTAATCTTCATTGTTCATATAGTGTGCCAGCATCCTTAACTCCAGACCTGACGCATCCATCCCTACTAACTTATAACCATCTCTTACTTTAAATAGACTCCTACATTGCTCACCATAAGGGCTACCACTAGCAGGAACTTGAGCTAGATTAGGATTGCTATGTGTCATCCTATTAGTAACAGCACCTATAGGATTAATATAAGCATGTATCCTATCTAATACACCTGCCGCTTCAATCCAAGAAGATACTAACCCTAGTCTCTTTTGTAACATTAAGTATCTAGCTATTAACTTACCTTCAGGAAACTCTACATTCTCTAGTATAGTCTCTGATACTTGAGGTATCCCAGTCTCAGTTAACTCAGTTGGTTCCCATCCATAATGTATTAGGTGTCTGGCTATCTGCTTCCTACTACCTAAGTTAAACTCAGGGTAGGTAATCTTACCCCACCCTTGTTCNGGGTCTAGGTAAGCTAATGAATCTAATTGTCTTTGTAAGGAAGCTGCAACTTCACCATCAATAGTATAAGGCTTGCTTGGAAAGCTCAGTGATACAAAGGTAGGTAGAGGTACAAAGACTTCTCTTACTTCATCTTCAGCCTTGAACATCTCAGACTTAAGTTCTGCTTGTAGAGTTATAGCATCCTTAGTATTGAACTCCCAACCATTAATCTTCTGTTGATGGATTATCTTAGCTACCTTATACTCTAGAGTTATGGCATCTTTAGATAACTTCTGCTGAAGTAGTAGGTTGTATAAACTATATGTAACCTTGACATCTTGAATACAATACTCAAGCATCTCTTGGTTATAGTTACTCCAAGCATCTTCTTTCTTACCGAAGTCACCTTTAGCATTACCTAGTCTCTCACCCCAAGCATCTAAGCTATGACCACCTTTACGACTTGGACTATCTAACCTAGACAGTACCAAGGTGTCTTCAATCTCACCCCACCAAGTGAAGTGTAGTAATCTTTCTATAACTGGTATGTCAAAGTTGATAATGTTATGACCTATTAGTACCTCTACCTTGTTATCTTGTAGCCAAGGTATGAAGTCTTTAACATCCTTAGGTTCAAAGGTAGTAGGCTCATCCCACCTACCTACTATCTTGGCAGCAATACACCAGATGACTGATGGATTAAGNCCATTAGTTTCTATATCGAATATTGCTTTAACCATTACATCTCCTCGGGGGCTACTGTTTCTCTAAGTCTCCCTGTTTCTGCATCATATTGTAAGTACCCTGTGACTCCTGTCTCACCTGTGTACCTATTCTTTAGAATCCTCAGTGTAGTTGTGTTCCTAATGAGAGGGTCATCTGATTGTTGATTACGTTCTAAGGCAATGACCATATTAGATAACTGAGCTATACCTTGTGAACCTCTAAGGTGTGACAATGAGATAGAACCCCCTTCTTCATGCGGTGTACCTTGTTGTCTTGATAGATGGGATACGAGGAATAAGCCAATGTTAGTCTCAACTACTACCTCACGTAGCTTAGTCATTAAAGCATCGATGTTCCTACGTTCATCACCCTTAGCATCACCAGACATTACAAGGTTAAGATGGTCTAATACAATCCACTTAATGTTCTGAGCCTTAGCCATCAACTTGATACGACTTACTATCTTCTCAATGGATAGTTCTTTGCCATCATATAAAGTTAAAGCTTCCCCTTCATCTCTTTGAAAGAGTTCATCGAAAGCTTCTTCGGCTACTTTTCGTTTAGTTAAAGCTCTACATTCATCTAAGTGATAAGGTCTCTTAAGGTGGATACCTACAAGACCATCAATAGTTCTCTCAGTTGTTTCTTCTAAGTGAATCACTCCTACTCTATCAGGTGTCTGAGTTAATAAGTGGTACTCTAGTTCTCTAACCACTGAAGACTTACCCATACCTGTGCCCGATGTAAGCGTTACCAGCTCCCCTAGTCTAAACCCTTTAGTCATCTGGTTAAGACATATCCAAGGGTAAGCTACTGAAGCTGTCTCAGGTCTCTCTAACCAAGTATCCTTTAGTTGTGTAGCACCTATAATGTCTTGAGGCATCCAGCTCTTAGCGTTCCAGAAACACTCTGTAATTTCCTTAACAAGACCAGCTTGTAGCATATCACTGATGTCTTTGTAACCCTCAGGGTAGGACATAATCTTAATCTTCTCTGGTGAGAACATCTCGATAGCTTTATCAATAGCCTTCTTACCTGCCTCATCCTTATCAAAGGCTAGTACGATATAGGTAAACGAATCAAGGAAGTCATAGCTTTGTTGTATTGATTTCTCAACACTGGAGCTACCATTCTTAAGGGAACACACCGCCCACTTGCCATTGAATACCTCAGCTAAGGATAGAGCATCTATCTCACCTTCAGTTACTGTGATGTACTTACCACCTTTATCCCATAGACACTCACCGAATAGACCAGTATCTTTGAAGCTACCTTCTGTATGGAACTTCTTAGTAGGAACATCTCTTACTTTATAAGCTGTAACTCTACAAGCTTGGTCAGTGAAAGGGTAGTAATGTGTGTTACCATCTTCAGATACTCTAACTTGATACTGCTTACAAATAGCTTCAGAGATTCTACGCTTAGGGATAGCACCCCAAGTCCCTTTAATAGGTAACTCTACGCTGTTTGTTATCTTCCTTGTATAAGAAGTAGATACTTGTGCTGTAGCTTTACCATCCCAGAAGTTACATCCTTCTGTAAAGCAATGCTTATGGTCATCATAGACCGCTACGTTGTCCTCACTTCCACACTTGGGACACGCCTCATGCTTAATAAACTTACTCATTTTGAATCCTCATTCTATTGTTTTATAATTAAGTGACTGCTTGCTCACACGGATGCAGTCATCACCGTCTTAATTACTTTAGCATCATGGAGTACGCTAAAGAAGTAGTGAGCTTACTAAGAGATTAGAAAGTTGATTCATCCTCAAAGAACCCAGCCTCAGCCCCATGGTCTCCACCCTCCCCCATCTCTAAGACTAGCACTCGTTTAACATAAGGCACTTCACCTGCTGTTGGATGCTTCTTAGTAATGTACTCAAGTCTCACTTTAGTACCACTCGGTAACTCTTTATTCCAAGGCTCGTTAGTCCCTGTGAATACCTCAATGTCATACCTACTGGTAAACTTACGGATAGGTTCACCATCATATTCTTTAATGATGACTCCATCTTTAGTTAAACGTGAAGCAGTCTTACTATCCAGTTGAATCTGGATTGAATACTTACCTGTTGATTGACCTTGATACTCATCGTGTGTAGTCAAGTGTGTTTGAAAGATAGTAGTTCCTTCTACTAGCATATACTTCTCCTATTATTTAAACCCTGCGGGTCTATTGGTTTATTAAATACCTTCCTCGTAGTTAAACTTAGTCGGCTCACTTTCACCATTGGCATAGCAATCGCCATACCCTTGGTCAAATTCTAGTCTATCTTTTAGATTAACCTCACGCCTAGCAGACAATGCTTCTTTACTTTCAGCACAAGCCTGCCACCCTAATATATAAGGTATTGATTTCTGTACAAGATAGTTATACTCTTCCTCTGGTTCGATTCTCATCTCTTACTCCTGTTTTATTGTTTATAGGTGTCACTAATTAGTTGGTTACTTAGGGCAACCAGTCCCATACTAATAAAGAAGAAGCTTAGCTTCACTTCATTTAGGATTCTAACGAGGACATCTAAACTTGAGGAGAGTAGGGGTTCCCCGATTAACTATGTATGAAGTAGTTAATGAATCCATTGTACCCTCTTAGTGTGGCATCGTTGATTTAAAACCCTCACCTACGAAGTCAACCTGTGATGCTAGTAGTTTAACCAAGTCAACATCATCAAGGTTAGCTAACTTAGCCTTAGCTTTATCCTNAGTCTCAGCTTGTACTGCAATGACAGCGTGTAGTGTCATAGGTATATCAAAGTAATCCTCATTCTTCATCTGGTTCTTCTCCATCATATAGCTTAGAACAATACTTCTCTAAGTCTTCCTTCATATTATTATCATAAGCTGTATTGATAGTATCTTCAATCACCTCTTCACTCAGACCAGTCTTCTGTGCTACCCAAGCCACAAGGACTAGGTACTTAGCGTGGTACTCATCATTAATTGTCATAGTATTCTCCTAATGTTAAGTATAGTATGAAGGCTAGGTATAGGATTGATAGTCCTAATAGTAATTCAAAAACATCCATCTTCGTTCTCCTTTAGTTTCCTTATTAGGGCATCTTCCGCTATTGTCGGCAAACTCTTGATAGTTGCCCATAACTCTTTATTAGTAGATGTTAACTCATTAACCTCTATTACTAATGAGTCCCTTTCCTCCAGTAAATCTAAGTAAAGAGTCCTCTTAGTACGTATCTCTGATTTTAAATCATCTAACTCTACTGCCATATCATCTATTTGTTCTGCTAGTGCTGTCTTGTAGTTCATTATCCTACCTCCTTCCATTCATCAGCATCACCATCTTCATCTAACTCTGCCTGATAGACTTTCTCAGGTCGTTTGTAATCACACTCACCTTGAGCATTTGATGCATACGACACCCACTTACCATCTTCTTTATGTTGTACCTCTAAGGTGTCATACTTAATGTACCAGTTATAAGACTCCTCTAAATCAAAGTCAATATCCCATTGCGAGTACGCTGTGTACTGTGCCTCTACTTTATATTTCATACTTATCTCCTCTGTTCGTGTTCATCTACAGACATAAACACTATGTCTATCCATTCCCCATCTTGCTCGATGGGAAACATCCATTCCATTGTTTCATTATCATAAACAATACCCTTAAACATATCTATATCTGACTCACTAATAGGTATGTATATAGTTCTCTTTCCTTTAGTCATACTATTTCTCCTTTGTTAATTCATCTAATAGTGGAGACTCAGGCATATAGTTCTCACTAAACCACCCTGCATCTCCATTCTCAAAAGCCTCTACATCTCCTTGAAGTTCATCTAAAGCCTCATCTTTTGTGCCTTTAAAGTTTCTAAAAATTATCATCTCCAGTCTGTATGTACCTTTTTCTTTATATTTCATAATTATCTCCTGTCTGTTCCAATTTCTTCACTGATAATATCATCAATATTATCTCCATAACTATCCCATAATGACCTAGTCATATGCTCTACTACTGCACTTACACCATCAATGTAGTCGTTATCACCTATCTCATCATCAAGATACAGTCCTCTGTCAGTAATATCGTCCTCTACCATCTTATAAAGGACACGTTCCATTCTACTGACAAATTGTTGATAACGTGCTTCGTTAATCTCCACCTGCCACTCTGTTAATTTACTCATATTATCCTCCTTTTAATCTAATAAAATCATATATTCTTCAGGGTGGTTTTGTCTAAACCAATCAATCCCTTTCTGCATCTCACTATATAGTCCCATAACCTCAGCACCTTGTATTACATCATACACTGCCACTGCTTCGGGGTCAAGAGTACACTCTCCAAATCCAAACTTATTCTTAATTAGTTCAGGCTCTTTACCTATCATCATACCTTTGTATGGTAGTTTATTTTCACTCATATTATCCTCCTATTACTGTATATTCTGCCTTATTGGCTCTAACAGACACGATTGTGTGTAAATTAATCGTTCTATATCCCATTACCTTAACATCAAAGGTCGTGTCATAGGTATTATCGTACCTAGTTACCTTATTTACACCACCTTTTAGGTACTTTTTGACACCAAATCTACCATTACACTGTCTAAGTGTGCCATCTTGTTTAACAAATTTGACTGAAAAGAACTTACCTTTTTGGTCTGTTAATAGTTTGTCTAGTTTCTCTCTAGTTACATTCAACTTTATCATATGTATCACTCCATCTTATTATTATTAATGTGCTAGATAAGAGATATTCTTTATCCCTTTATCCCAGCACTTCCTACACTCACCACACTCACCATTATTATCGAATGACTTACAAGTTGCCTTGCTTTTATCCGTAACAACGGTGCTTGTGTTGCTATATAAAGGTGCTTTACCGTCCACCATACTACCGCTAAGGCGTATGACAATATTATTAGGTAAATCCCCTTTATAATTCTTTATAATCCTACTTTCTTTAGTAGGTAACCAATGTTTAATAGTTGGTGTTTGTCTTACTACTGACAATATCTTATCAAAATGTTCTACACTTTGCAAATCACCACTATCGTGCCATCTAAAAACACCTTTATCCCTTATATCCTTTTTATTAGATATGAGATATACCATAGCATTAACCCATTCAGGCTTATTTATTGACAATAATCTACGTTCTTGTGCTTCTACAATAGCAGGATATCTTACATAATTACCCTTTAAAGCATAACAACTTGAACATACACTATTTTTAATTTGTCTTAATCTACTACCTTTAATACATTTATTAGCAGGTATTGAATAACTACTAGAGGGCATTTTGCTTGTGGTGGTTAATCCTTCCACCACTGATAATGCTTGTTTAATTGTATTTATAGGCGTAAATAAATTGTTTGTTATATCCATTTTATCCCCTATTATGTTGTAATAATAAATCACCATAATATCTGTTAGCATCTTGATATAATGTTTCGTAATCATTCATACTTTCTAGTGTATCAAAATCACTAGCATCTAATTCATTAAATCTTGAGCCTTTTTTATACCATTTAATTGTTGACTCAATATAAATCTTTTGTTTTTTATTTAACTTTCTCATTTTATTTATCCTTTATTTTTGTTAATCCGTTATATTTAAAATCTTTATCAATCATAAAATAAACAATCCTATTATCTGTTTCTAGTATCTTATAAAATTGCTCATTCTTTTTTTGTAACACGTTATAAAAACTGTATATCTTTTTCACTTTATCCCCTATCTTTATTTGGAATAATTCCATTATCCCTTATTAACAGTTATTTGTCAAATCTAAATAACCTTATTAAATAATCATAATTTAAATATACAATTATCAATAACAATAATATGCAATAAATAAATAATAAAAAACCGAATACGCTATAAAATAAAATCATAATTAAAAACCTTTGTTTTTGTAACACGTTATAAAAATATACATATAAGAGAAAATAAAACGTGTTTAATTATTTTCTCAATTTATGCCTATAATTATACGCTTATGATGTTATTTTGTCAAATTGTAACAAGGTGCAAAGGCATACCACAAAAGGGATTAAAGGTATTTTTTAACACGTCATAAGAATTATTTTAATAAATAATCACCTATTTTAAATAAAAGGCGTATAATGATAACTATCTACTGAGAGGTTAAGCCCTCAAAGGGATATTATAATAAATAAAAGAGAGTTAAATAAAATGAAAAATACTAAAGAAAATAAAAATATCACTGTTAAATTGATTGAAAACACAAAAAACAAAGATATAAGTAAAATCAACCTTTCAACTAATGAAAAACATCTATACAATAAAGTTGTAGGGCATAATAAAGAGGGTAATAGTATAAACAAAGATATTGCCACGCTATTGAGTACGGGTAAAAGTGGCATTAAGTCAGTTGAACGTATTGCCAAAGCCCTAAAAGATAATAAAGAACCTTTAAATGCTTATAAAATGGCGGTATCAAGGTTTTATAAAGATATGCCAAAAGATAACAAGTTATCATTGCAGGGATTAGGTGCTAAAAATAGCCCATTTATCGGCAAACCGTCAAAGAGTGGAAGCAATAGCAAAAAAACAAAGGGTTTAACAAAGGGTTTTAGTCTGAATATAAATAGTATTGATTTGTTTTTCGATGAAATGAGCGTTAATGAAGAAGACGCCTTTAATGAGTATGTATTCGACTTCGCCGATAAACTCAGCATTGAGTTACAACAGGCGTTAGTTACTCATTTACAGTCAAATATAAAAAATGGTGTTATTTATGATAAGAGTAAAAAGGTTGTATAATTAGTTGATCAATAAATAACTAATCAAGCCCTGCTTTTATAGCGGGGTTTTTTTACGTCTATTATTTTGTCATAATGCTTGAAATTTGTAATGTATTATGGTATTATGCAATCTCTTTAAATAAATAAAGGTAATAAAATGACAAATACAAATACATTACAATATGCAATTATCCAAACACTTGACGGATCATTTAAACTAATGACGCTTGACAAAGCCGAAAAAGGCTTTAATGATATTGAACTAGAATTATATGATAATAGTTTAGAGGGTATTAAAAAACAATACCGCGAACATATTAAATTTTTAAAGGCAGAAGGTTTTATTTAATGATCAATAAATAACTGTCACTAGCCCTGCTTTTATAGCGGGGCTTTTTTACGCCCAGCATAATCTAAATGAGAATGATTATCATTAGCATTACTCAGTTGGTGTTGGTGTATCAATAGAATAATAAAGAAGTGTTACTATTATAGAAGTGTAAAATAAAGCATTAGTACAAGCCCTTGCACGTATCATAAATTAAATGTTTGTTAGTCAACTAAAGGCAATGCCAGGGGTAAAATTAAACGTGGCAATACGGGGCAATATCAAGCCTTGTATGATGTCCACGCCTTTGTGATATATAACCCTGTTACCCATAGGGGTATTATCCTGTATATACGCCCTACCCGCCCACCCTTTTGCGAGAAGAACTCACGCGGGGAAACCCACCTCCAAGTAAAATTCAACATTTTCCATTCTACATTAGTATTCTCTAATATCGGGCTAAGTGTGTACTCTTCACCAGGATGCGTATAGGAGGTTTGTCAATCTATATATCTCTAAAGAGATATACACTATGAAATAGTTACTTATTGGTCTAATTTTATGGTATAATAAGTATATTATTTATACAGCATACTACGTTAACAACTTCTGCATAACAATCATTATATCAGATGCGATATCGGGGTACAGTGTCCACACATAGTTACATTAAGAATGTGCATTAGTAACACTTTACTTTACAAACTAACATCAATAACAACTAATGAATAAACAATCAGAATTATAACTAACGTAGTAGAGATATAGTTAATATAATATTTATTGTCATAAAGGTTAATGTCAATCTGGTTTTATGGTATAATACTACTATTGAAATATATTATTTTTAATAAATTATGAGTAAGCCTAATCCTCCTAAAGTGTCAAAAGAAATAATTGCCAAAGCTCAGTACAAAGCTGCTGCTAAGACTGGCAAACTTCCTAGTGATATTATTATTGAAGTAGAAAGGAAGAGAGGTCCTGCTACTAGAGGCAACTCTATATTGTCACAAGCTAAGGGTGGCAAGAAATCAAGACTAGGTAAGAATAAGTATAATCCTACTGATGATGATTATGGTAAGGTAGAGGAAATGGTCACAATAGGATTGGACCAACACACTATTGCTAAGATAATGGGTGTCTCTATAGCCACCTTAGTAAAGTATTATAGACATACCTTGGATACAGCTAGAGAGAAGAGAACGGCTAGTGTAGCAGGTGTGGCTTATAAGATGGCTATGTCTGGTGACTCAGCTAG